GGTGCATTCACTTCAACACCAGGAACTATTCTTGAAGTATTCCGAAGTCTTTCCCGTGCTACTGATGCTCAGACTAATGAAGGTGCTGGTAACTACTACAAGGATGTTATCAACCACACTTCTAAGTATGTTTGGTATGCAAATGACCGTTCCAACGCACCATCTGCAAACGCATTCAACGTAGTTTCTTCAACCAACTCAATGGCCCTTGATGTTAACTTTACTCTTGGTGCTGATGGCGCAGACGAAGCAAACGTAACTCTTGGTTCTCTTGCTACTGCATATGACTTGTTCCAGTCTGCAGAAGACGTAGACATCTCGCTTGTTCTTCAAGGTAAGCCACGTGGTGGTGTTGATCCTGCAACAGGCAAGGTTGGGTTCCAGCTTGCAAACTACTTGATTGACAATATCTGTGAAACTCGTAAGGACTGTATTGTTCTTATCACTCCAGATTCCTCACTTACTGTAAACAACTCAGGTCGTGAAGCACTTGATCTTGTCGATTGGCGTAACGCTGTTCACGGATCATCTTACGCTGTTCTTGACTCTGGCTACAAGTATATGTACGACAGATACAATGACGTCTACCGATGGATTCCAATGAACGGCGATATCGCAGGTCTTTGTGTACGAACTGATACAACCAATGATCCTTGGTGGTCCCCAGCAGGTTACAACCGCGGACAGATCAAGAACTTGATCCGTCTTGCTTGGAACCCTCGTAAGGCAGCTAGAGACATTCTTTACAAGAACGGTATCAACCCAGTTGTTACTTTCCCAGGTATCGGAACCATACTGTTCGGCGACAAGACATTGCTTGCTAAGCCATCCGCATTCGACCGTATCAACGTCCGTCGTCTGTTCATTGTCCTTGAAAAGGCAATCGCAACAGCATCGAAGTACACCTTGTTCGAGTTCAACGACGCGTTCACTCGCGCCCAGTTCCGCAACATGGTTACTCCGTATCTTCGAGACGTTCAGGGCCGCCGTGGTATCACAGACTTCTTGGTTGTCTGCGACAGCACCAATAACACTGGTGAAGTCATTGACCGCAACGAGTTCGTAGGTGATATCTACATCAAGCCAGCTCGATCGATTAACTTCATCCAGCTTAACTTCGTAGCAGTACGAACTGGTGTAAGTTTCAGCGAAGTCGTGGGAAAATTTTAAAAACAAAGTATGATAAATACTCCTGAGATAACATCAAAGGAGTATTTCAATGACTAAAGAAAAATATGGTTTCATCTACGTTTGGAGAGATAAGAAATATAACAAATACTATATTGGTAGACATTGGGGTCATGAACAAGATGGCTACGTTTGTTCTTCTAACAATATGAGAGTGAACTACAATAATAGAGTAGATGATTTTAAACGAAGAATTGTTTCGCGAATCAAGACTACTGTTGAAGATTTAATTATTGAAGAACAACGATGGCTTAATATGATTGATGTTCGAGAATGTGGTAAAAAATATTATAATATTTCTATTTCTGCTTCTACACCAACAATGAGAAATAGAAAACATTCTGAAGAAACCAAAGCTAAAATGAGCAAGGCTTCCAAAGGTAAAAAGAAAACTAAGGAACATAGAGAATCGATTAGATTATCACGAACTGGTATTACTCTAACTATAGAACATAGAGCAAATATTGGTAAAGCAAATAAAAAGCGTGACTATTCTGATCCTGTTTTCAGAGCTAAAATGAGTGCTTCTGCAAGAAATAGATCACCAGAAACTTTGGCTAAGATTGCAGCTAACTCGAAACGATTACATGCTGAAGGGCGAGTTGGTAGAAAAGGCCCTTACCGAGAACAACAATTCGGTCTATTGTCATAAATAAGATAGAACAACTTACAACTTTACGGGAGACTTTCCTTGGCATTTAGTATTCAACAATTCAAGTCTAATGGACTTATCTTCGGCGGCGCTCGTCCGTCGTTGTTTGAGGTCATTCTTGCCCTACCTGGCTCAGGGTCTGATGTCGCTGACAAGTTCCGCTTTCTTTGCTCTGCAGCACAACTTCCAGCTATGTCTTCGGGCGTAATTGAAGTCCCATATTTTGGTCGTAAGACTAAGATTGCTGGTGAGCCTCAGTTTGCTGACTGGAATTGCAACATTATGAATGATGAAGACTTCTTGATCCGAGATGCTCTTGAGCGTTGGAAAAACGACATGAACACTCTCGAGACCAATCTTCGTCTTCCAGTACAAGGCAACCAGTCTGGACAGATTCAGGGCGGTATCGAAGGATACAAGAATGTCGATGCCCAAATCTTCCAGTATGGTAAGACTGGCAATGTCATTCGTTCTTACAAGATGATCGGCGTATGGCCTTCCAACATTGAAGCTATCAATCTTGATTGGGAGCGCACCAACACTATTGAAACCTTTGCAGTAACTTTCTCTTATGATTACTGGCTTCCAGGTGATCCAGACGAAGGAGCGTTTGGCCAAGAAACTAGTGGCGTTTAATATCTTAGTGGTGAGCTTTCGAGCTCACCACTTTTATCATGAGAGGAATATAAAGTGAAAATTTTCGGCTATGAGATCTCGCGTAAACGAGAAATCGAACAAGAAATAGAATCATTTGCACCGAAGCCACAAGATGATGGCGCGGTTGTAGTTGCGGCAGGTGGTGCGTATGGCACCTATGTAGACCTTGATGGTACTGTCCGTACAGAAGCAGAATTAATTTCCAAATATCGCGATATGGCGCAGCATCCTGAAGTTGATGATGCAATCAATGAGATCGTCAACGAGACAGTTGCTCTTGATGAGCCATCTCCAATCTCAATCAATCTCGATGATCTCGACAAGATCGATGGTGTTTCACCCAAGGTCAAAGATTCCATTCGTGATGAGTTCAATACCATTCTCAAACTTCTTGAGTTTAACTCAAAGGGTTACGAAATCTATCGCAACTGGTATGTTGATGGACGAGTGTTCTACCACACAATCATTGATCCTGCAAATCTAAAAGCTGGTATTAAAGAACTTCGACCTATTGATCCTAGAAAGATTCGCAAGGTCCGCGAAGTTGCTTCGAAGCGTCTAAAGGGTGTTCCAGGTGGACAGACACCAGCTGATACTATCATAAATCAGACTGCAAACGAATACTACATCTATAATAATCGTGGTTTCGCACAACAGACTCAACAAGCAATGACCACATCGCAGACCTCAACAGGAATGCGAATTGCTAAAGACGCAATTGTTTCTGTAGTTTCTGGTTTGCTAGATAGCACTGGAACTATGGTGTTGTCTTATCTCCACAAAGCAATCAAGCCTCTTAACCAGCTGCGAATGCTTGAAGACGCAGTTGTAATTTATCGACTCGCTCGTGCACCTGAACGACGAGTATGGTATATCGACGTAGGTAACTTGCCTCGAGCTAAAGCTGAGCAATACATGCGCGAACTTATGGCTAAGCACAAGAACAAGCTTGTATATGACTCATCATCCGGTAATATACGAGATGATCGCAAGTTCATGACTATGCTTGAAGACTACTGGCTCACCCGTCGTGAAGGTGGTCGTGGTACAGAGGTCGATACTCTTCCTGGTGGTCAGAATCTTGGTCAGATGGATGACGTTTTGTACTTCCAGAAGCGTCTTTACAAGTCACTCAATGTTCCTACTTCTCGTCTTGAAGAAGGTTCACCATTTGACATGGGACAGCCTACAGCTATCTCTAATGATGAAGTCAAATTCAATAAGTTCGTTGTGCGCCTTCGTGGTAAGTTCTCAACTTTGTTCTTAAAGTGTCTTGAACGGCAGCTTATTCTCAAAGGCATCATGACCTATGACGACTGGGTGTTAATCAAGCAGTCTATTCGTTTTGATTTCGCAAAAGATACCTATTTCACAGAATTGAAAGATGCCGAGGTACTAACTTCTCGTCTTCAGATGCTTCAGCTTATTGATCCTACTGGTCCGTATATTGGCAAGTACTATTCTGCTGAATGGGTTCGCAAGAACATTCTTCGTCAGACTGATGAACAAATGACTGCAATGGATGAACAGATTGCAGACGAAAAGAACAATCCTCAGTATGGTGATC